GGACTGACAACGAGGATGAGGTGTTAAGCGACACCCTGCGTATCATGCAGGACTTCGTCGCGGAGTTCACCGATGACCCTGACCGCGACTACACGATCACAGGCGCGGTGAGTGCTACGCGCTTCGTGGAGGCACGCGATGACAAGGTCGCGGGTTGGCAGGCCACGGTCGTGTTTGAGTTGCCATTCAGCCGCAACGTCTGCCAAATACCGACGCGTTAAAAACACGATTACAGAATTGCATAGAATCAGGCAAAACGATATTTACAACTAAAGAAAAATACAATGAATTTAGGACAACAAATGGATGCGCTGCTTGGGCGCGGAATGGCAGCCGAAGTGCTGGCAGTTGGCGCAGGCGCGGTTTCATCGGTGACAGGTCGCACCTATGACGTGTTGGTCGTCAATCAGGAGGCGAAGTTTACGACGCTCACGGATAGCAACGGAACGAATATGATGACTGCGGTGAGTGGTGGTGGCATCGGCTTATTTCCTTCTGGTCAGGCGTTCAGTCCGGGTATGATCATAGCCGCCAACAACGGACGTAGGATCGCCGCCGTGACGCTGAACGCAGGCAGTGTGATCGGATATTCGATGCAGGGCGTAACCATCGTAAGCGCGGTCTGATGGCTTTAGGCATTGGCTACGGCTTGCCGTTTGTCGCTCAACACGGCACGAATCCTTACAAGACGCAGTGGGCAGCAGCGCTTGAAGGCGCGAAGGGCGCAGGTGCTACTGTTGAAGATGAAAACGCTGGGACAGGCAGCTGCTTGGTGGCACGCGGTCAAGAGGCTTACACTGACGGTCTGCCTGCAACGCCATCGCTGCTGATCGTTCCGCAATTCTACAAGGCTGGCAACCTATACCAAGACGTGCCTCCATTTGTGGCGGAGGATAGCACGATGCGGTTCACCGTGAGCCGCAACACAACGGCGACGCGTGTCAATAGCAGCGGGTTGATTGATAGCGTCGCATCGGGAGTGCCGCGCATCGACTGGCTGGGGCAGTCGTGCCCTGCCTTGTTGGTGGAGGCGAGTGGGCAGAATCTTTGCTTGCAGAGTGAGGCCATCGGTATTACATCTTGGAGTAATACCGCTGTAACGGCAAGTCCCAATGTTTCTGCAACACTTGACCCTGCGGGCGGAAATACGGCTGAAAAAATAATTGCCACAGCAGTTTCCGGAAACCACTTTACAACTCGCGCGGCTTCAACGCAAGTAGGGCAACACACATTTAGTGTATTTGCTAAAGTCGCAGAATACTCTTTCATAAGGCTACAAGACTTTAATACTGCAAAATACAATGTATGGTATGACCTTGTAAGCGGCACCGCAAATGGAACAGGCGCATCTATTCAAAATTACGGGAATGGATGGTATAGGTGCATTGTTACATACGATGGATCAGGAGCAAGTGTAGCAAATGGACTTGTTGGAGTGCCAGTATCAGGAGGAGGCGTTTCTTATACCGGCGATGGCACAAGCGGTGTATACGTTTGGGGCGCACAGCTCGAAACAGGCAGCGTCGCGACCACCTACATCCCCACAACGACAGCAGCAGTAAGCCGTGCCGCTGATGTCATCAGCGCATCGGGGGCGCTCGTGAGTGGGTTGATAGGCCAAATGGAGGGGACGGTGTATGCGGAGTTTGAGATACGAAGCGATTCAACAACAAGAAGGCTTTTTGGTCTAAGTGACGGCACTCAATTAAATAGAGTTTTTTTATATTACACAAGTAACGCATTAAGAGCGCAAATTCAAAGTACAGATATTTCCTTAGGCAATCCTGCTGCTGGTTATCATAAAGTAGCCTTTGCGTATCAGCAAAGCGGTGTTAGCGGTACTTTATTCGCAAGTTTAGATGGAGGCGCAGTAGTTTCAGGGACGGCAGGAACTTTTCCTTCGGCATTAAAAGAAGTTTTTTTTGGAAAAAGAGAAGATTCTGCAGACACACAACAATGGAACGCTCGCATCCGCTCCGCCGCAATCTACACCACAAGGCTGTCAAACGAACAACTTGCAAACCTAACCCGACTTACCTAATGGCTACCTTCCGTAAATATGCCTTCCCCAACGAAGCGACATTCACCGCGCTACCAGTACCGCAAGGCTTCGCAGTGCCGCTGGGTGAAATAGAGGGCACTTACTGCGTCGACATTCTTTGGGATGCAGAGCCGCAAGCCGACTACCTGCCCTTCGAGTGCTGGCCTCCGCCTGTCGGGGTGCATACCTTCCTTGGCTGGGATGACCAGTACGGCAAAGACTACACCGAGCGCGACGACTTGAACAACACACTAAACGAAGATTAACAATGATCGACTTCCTCAAATCAATCGGCATCAACCTCGGCCTGACCATCGCTGGCTTCTTCGGCGCACTACTGCTCGCGCCAAAGATGAAGAACTGGAAAATGCAGCTGATCGCCGTCCTTTCAGGCACGTTATCCGCAACCTACATCGCGCCTGTGATCATCGGCATCCTGAACATTAAAGCGCCGAACATCGAGTACGGCCTCGCCTTCATCGTCGGCTTTTCAGGCGTCAAGATCACGGAGGTGCTGGAAGTGCGAATCTTGAAGCTACTCAAGACACCAACCAAACCATAGCCATGAAAATAACCCGACACGCAGCGAATGTTCACACCTTCGACTGCGAAGGGAGGGAGGCGGAGTTTCTGCTCATCAGCGACCTGCACTGGGACAACCCGAAGTGTGATCGCGACCTGCTAAAGAGCCACCTCGACGAAGCCGTGCGCAGAGGCGCAAAGATCATCATGAACGGCGATACCTTCTGCCTGATGCAGGGGCGCGGAGATCCACGCAGGGGCAAGGATGAGATACGACCGGAACACAACCAGGGCAACTACCTCCAAGCCGTCGTAAACGATGCAGTACAGTGGTTCAAGCCATACGCTAAGCATATCGCGCTGATCGGCTACGGCAACCACGAGACAAGCGTGATCCGCCATGTCGAGTTCGACGCATTGCAGATGTTCGTCACGCTGCTAAACCACGATTGCAAGACTGACGTTCAGCTTGGCGGCTACGGCGGCGCAATCCTGTTCGGCTTCACGCATAGTCCTAAAGCGAACCACCGGACACGCTTTGCAATGCACTACTACCACGGGTCAGGCGGAGGTGGCCCAGTGACCAAGGGCATCATCCAGGATCAGCGGATTATGGCGATGGTAGAAGGTTATGACTGTACTTGGCAGGGTCACGTTCACGAGCTGTACCACCACATCAACGTCATCACGTACCTGAACCGCAACGACTACATAATTAAACAACGGCCTCTGCACCAAATTCGTACAGCGACATACAAGGAGGAGTATCAGGGAGGAGTTGGTGGCTTTCACGTTGAGAGAGGCAGACCGCCGAAGCCATTGGGTGGATACTGGATGAAGCTTAAGCTGATGCATCTTAACACCAAGAAGATAGACACCCGCGTCATTGATGCGACGTTTACGACGACAAGCACCCGATAGGGTGTAAAGTGGTAGGAGGTGCATTGATTCGTACCTGATGGGGTGCAAAATGAAGGCGAATGATATTTAATTTTGTGACCTAATCAGGCATTATGCGAAACATCAAATACCTTGTCGTTCACTGCACGGCGACACCGCACTCAACGACAATCGATTCGATTCAGAACTACTGGCGGACAAACCTGAAGTGGAAGTCACCCGGTTATCACAAGGTCGTCAAACCCAACGGCGAAGTCATCACGCTGGCACCGGATGACACCGTATGCAACGGCGTTGCCGGCTACAATTCGGTGAGCCTACACATCAGCTACATCGGCGGCGTTGACAGCCGAGGCAACCCGGTTGACAATCGCACGCAAGGCCAAAAAGACGCACTCTCACAGGTGTTGCATGAGTGGCGCGCCAAGTACCCAGCGGCCAAGATACTCGGCCATCGCGACTTCCCAAAAGTAGCCAAAGCCTGCCCATCCTTCAATGCGACACAGGAGTACGCTCATATTTAGCCTACTGCTTTTTGGCTGCTGCCGGAAACCTGCGGAGGTGATCCGCACGAGCGCCGTCGTTCACACTGACCGGCAAGTCGTGACCGCTGGCAGCTTGACGGAGTTGACGCTTCCTGACCTGTGCGACAGTGCCGGGTTGATACGCCGCTTCACTTTGCGCGACAGTGCTAAAACAAGCGTTCTAAGCGTCGCAAATTCAGGCAGTGGCATTGTCATACGTCTGCGCAGAGATACGGTCGTAGAGCGCTTAATAATGCGCGACACGACAATCGTAGATCGCACTGTCGTCGTTCAGCCGAAGAAGCGCAAAAGCAGGTGGCCGATACTGCTAATGGGGGCGATTTTGGGACTGCTGGCGAGCGTCGTTTTGTTCGCTCGGTTGAGGTAAGTGCGGAAAATCAAGGCTTCAAAATCAATGGTGTCTGAAAGTTTTTTTCAGAAAGTGCCCCTACGCGCTGGAAACGCAGAAAAAAAAATAAAAAAACATTTGGAACGTATATATATATGTATGTATATTTGCATATACCAAAACGGGAAAACAACCTAAAACCAAACACACCATGACACCACAACAACTTTACCAACTTGCGATAATCAAATCAGCAAAAAAGACTAACCGACCTAACCCAAGCAAAACTATCAAGGCAATGGAACCGGCTAAAGAAGTTTACCTTGAGCGATGGGAAGGCAGCGAATCAGTAAAGTATTGGTATTGGCTCGTAGATGCCAAAACCGAAGAACCAATCGATGGGTCAAGTAAAAGATACGTTGCTTTAGATATGGCAAATCGATGGGGATTAAAAATAATACGTAAAAAATAACCCTAACCCACCGAGGGGTGCGGCTCGCCAACGCACAATCTTTTAACCAACGTAAACCAACCCAACCCAATGAACCACGACATCATCAGTTACACCCCGATTACCCTCGACAACGGCATCGTCGTTGAGGCCTACATCCACAAGCTGCCGAGCGGCATGTATGCGATGCACGCGGACTATCCATTCACTGCCAACAGCAACCCGACGCGGACACGTCAAATTGTAGACGCGCTATTTCGCAGCCAACACCGCGACTGGTTTCGCTTCATCCGCTTCCAACGCTCATCAACACCTCTACCAATGCCAACCTTAAACCCAACCAAACCATGAACTTCATCCCCGCATACCTCTACGCGTGGCATCGCCACATCCGCTACATGCTGGAGCGAACAGCGACGCCTTCATCCAGTGAAACCAAGAAGCCGCTGACCTTCAATTACGAACTCTACGGCAGATACCTCCAAGCACGTCAAGACCTTTTAAACCAAATCTAACTATGCAACAAGTACCAACACTGTGGGATCGCATGAGAGGCGAAACCCGCGACGCCATCCAAAGCTACGAACACCCGCACAGCAGAGAGTTCTGCGTTGAGTTCCTAACACGCAAGCACTTCTATACACTCTGCACCTTCGACGAAATACAAACGCTGCTTGTAGTGCTGGGCAAAGACCGCACACTGTCTAACTTCCAAAACCTATTCTACCCATGAGCAACCTACTACTGATCCTCCCCTTCCTGCTAAGCATGGTCTACATGATGGCGGACTTCCACGACCGCTGGTGGTGGTACATATCATTCTGCGCACTGCCTATTATTTATTTATGTATATTTGCGTACCTAAAAAAAACCAATGAACTCAACCAAGAAGATGACACCGACACTTTCTAACCAGTCCAAAATGCAACTTACTTCCGTCTACTGCGAGGCTGACACCCTCACCCTATGCCGGGCGCGATTTGGCAGCATCCGCGCCGCGTTGAACTTCGCTGCAAATCAACCAACTAAACCAACAAAAAATGCACCAATTCAAAACAACGAACATTAAAGGGAAACCCTACGTCGAAGTAGTCGAGCGCCTCAAATACTTCCGCGCAAACTTCGCCGATCACTCCCTCACCACCGAAGTCGTGCAGCTGACACCCGACTTCTGCGTACTGAACGCACTCATCACCGATTCCAATGGCCGCATCGTCGCCAGCGGCATGGCGCAGGAAGACCGCACCAGTAGCGCGATCAACAAGACGTCGTACGTCGAGAACTGCGAATCCTCCGCGTGGGGCAGAGCGCTTGGCAACTTCGGCATCGGACTGGAAACAAGCATCGCAACCGCTGAAGAGATGACGCTGGCAATCGGCAAAGAGCAGATGCTCACCGACCTCCGCGTCAAATACGGTCAAATGCTGATGGCTAAGGTCGCCGATCCACAAGAGCGCTACAAACTGGAGGCGCGCGAGAACTGGGATGCGGCGAAGTACGAATCCGGAATCAAATATCTTTCAACCCTTTAACCAAAACCAACCAATGAACTTAACAGAAAAGTACAACATTAAAGCAAATCAGTTTTATAGCGCATTGCGCAGTCGAGGCTCTATGACAATGGACGAGGCCTATGAATGTCTGAAAACAACTTCTGCCGGGCAGGATAGAGATGGCATGACGTCAGATGCGATTAAATTCTTTGTCAAATACGGATTAGCCGAAAGGTCACAAAATCGGCTAATATTTATTGATGTCAAAAATTCAAAGAAAACAATCGCTGCGCTGGCGCATAAAATGGCCAATCATACAAGCATGCAGCTATCTAATTGCAAGAGTAAAAAAATGCAGGCTAAGCCACAAGACATCGTGCAACCAACGCTATTCACCGAATCAGTTATGCGCGAGCAGGAACAGCCTATCGTCACCGCTAATGACCAGTTGATACACCGCATCAACGCAATCGAATCAAAGCTGAACACCATCATCAATTTCTTCACAACCCTTTAACCAACCAAACCAATGAAAAAGCAAGAAGCCAAAACCCTGATGACCAAGTTCATCCACAAGCAACGCGAAGAGCGCTACGCCTTCGGCTGGAAGCAGCACTTAGATCTGCTGGCGTTCAAGGAAAGTCAGATGAAAGAGCGCCAACTATTCATCGCTCAACTGCAAGGAGGCGACCAATGCTAACTCTACCTACAAACATCGACAAAGCCGAAATAGAGGCGTTTGTTAATCACGTCACCGCTGAAGTCATGGATGGCCACGTCGATCCGCTATCCGTTCACATCCGCTGCAAGGCGGTTGTGAAGGCGCTGGAGAGCATCATCGAGCGCACCGAAGAACTGGCAAAAGACACCGCCGCGACCTACGGCAAGGGCGAGTTCAAGTTCCACGGCGCAAGCGTTCAGCTACGCGAGCCGCGCGACGTGCCGGACTTTAACCACGATCCAGTCTGCGTTGAACTGGCAGACCGCCTAAAAGCACGTCACGAATTAGTTAAGACCGCGTTTAAGATGGCAGACACCGCCGCCATCGTCGATCCGAACACTGGCGAAGTTGTGCCGGTAGTACCAGTGAAGCCAGCCAAGACCACTCTAACTGTAACCTTCCGATGAGCCTTGAAGAACGCGTGGAAGCGATGGTATCGCTATCCCACAACAACATGCAGCTTGGCAAGGTCGTGACGCTCGTTGGCCAGCTATTCCAGAACGTATCGCCTGAAGTTTCGGCGCGCCTCTACCCGGTCTGGGCGGAGGCGTACCGAAGCGCACTGCAAGACATGCAGAACGCCTACAACCTCGGGGTGACCGAAGAGCGGACCAAGTATGAACAACTAAACCAATCGAACCAATGAAAACCTTTAAAGAGTACCTCCATTCTGTTGATGCCTGCGCTGCTGCAATAGAGTGGGCTGGAGACAAACCAATTGAACAGGTTGTAACTGAATGTCACCGTGGCGATTGGCTGCTATGGCTTGCGAAGAAATGCGGTGTCGAATTACAACCGCTGACCCTTGCCAAGGCGCATTGTGCCAACACGGTGCGACACCTTATGACTGACGAGCGCAGTATTAAAGCCGTAGATGTTGCCATAGCTTTTGGCCAGGGTAGAGCGTCGCGGGATGAATTAGATACAGCTGCCCATGCCGCTGACGCTGCCCGTGCCGCTGCCTATGCCGCTACCGATGCCGCTGCCGCTGCCTATGCCGCTGCCTATGCCGCTGCCTATGCCGCTGCCGCTGCCGCTGCCGCTGTCTATGCCGATGCCGCTGCCGATACCCATGCCAATCGGCAGCAAACCGCTGACATTTGCCGCAAGTACATCGGTGATTTGATTATTAAAAAAGTCAACCAACACCTAAACCAAACCAACCCAACCCATGAAAACCTTTAATCAATACCTTAAATCATTAGAAGCCTGCCAGACCGCCATTGATTGGGCTGGCGATAAAACAATTGAACAGGTCGTAGCCGACTGTCACCGTGGCGATTGGCTGCTATGGCTTGCGAAGAAATGCGGCGTTGAACTGCAACCGCTGACCCTTGCCAAGGCGCATTGTGCCAACACGGTGCGACACCTTATGACTGACGAGCGCAGTGTTAAAGCCGTCGATGTTGCCATAGCCTTTGGCGAGGGCAGAGCTACGCGGGATGAATTAGATGCCGCTACTGCCGCTGCCTATGCCGCTGCCTATGCCGCTACCGATGCCGCTGCCGCTACCGATGCCGCTGCCTATGCCGATGCCGCTACCTATGCCGATGCCTATGTCGCTGCCGCTTACGCTGCCGCTGCCGCTGCCGCTGTCGCTGCCGCTGCCGATGCCGCTGCCGCTACCGATGCCGCTGCCTATGCCGATGCCGCTACCTATGCCGATGCCTATGCCGCTGCCGCTGTCGCTGCCGCTGCCGCTGCCGCTGACGCTGCCTATGCCGATGCCGCTGCCGCTTACACTGCCGCTGACATTTGCCGCAAGTACATCGGTGATTTGATTCTTGAAAAAGTTAACCAACACCTAAACAAAACCAACCAATGACCAGAGAACGATCCTTCAAACACTTCTACCCAATCCCGCACAACGGCGGCTTCATTGAACCCATAATCCACATCGAATACGAGGCGCACGACTGGGGCAACGAACACGCTGGCAGCATCGACGTCATTGACGCTTGGGTGTCAAGTTTCAAGTACATAAAACTTGACATAACCACACCCGAAGTCAAAGTCGGGGAAGTTCCTCCAGTGCTATTTGAATGGAAAAAAGCCGTGATGAGCGACAGTGAAACAGAAAGTGCGCAGGCATGGCTGGATCAGACACCGCTCGACTTCTTCCATGACGCAGCATTTGAGAACGAGTGCCAAGAATGGCAAGAAGCACCCTTATCTTTACAACCATAACCCAAAAAATTTATAAACCCAACCTAATTTTATGAGTACATACCAAAAAAAAGACGGCGACATCAGCGTCTTCACCAACAACTCCGACAATGCCAACGCTCCCTCGTGGAAGGGCAACCTACTGCTCAACGGCGTCGAATACCAAGTCGCGCTGTGGCGCAAGCAAGGCGCTAAGGGCGAGTTCTTGGCCGGCAACGTGCAGGTCAAGCAGCAGCCATCGCCGAACAGCGCGGACTACTACGCTGGCAAGCCGAAGGCAGAATCGCACAATAACCTAAACATCCAAGACAATGGCAGCGACCTCCCATTCTGACCTCGGCTTAAAGCTAAGCCTGCAAATCGATGGCAAGCGCATCAGCATCGAAAGTGACGACAGCGAACTTACTGCTACTGAACTGGTGGAGTTGTTTTACGACCTTGCGATTGCCGCAACGTACGTCGACAACAACATCATTGACGCGATGCGTAAAGTTGCAGATGATCACGATCGGCGTGGCGCTGTGAGAGAATAATCGTTATATTTGTGATAGAGTCAGAGAGCGGAGTCGAAGCCAATCAATGACGTAAGCAAAGCCGCTACCTTGGCCTGCCCCGACTGCCTTCGACCAGTCGGGGCTTTTTTTTACCTAAACAATAAACACATGAAACACGGATTTGTCTTTTACCGCAGTTGGCTTGAAGCCATCGAAGAACTGCCAGACGCGCTGATGTTTGAACTGCTCAAGGCCATCGTCTACTACGGTTTGAACCAAGAGGAACCAGCGGAGATCACACCGCTTGCACGGTCATACTGGAAGCTAATCAAGCCGATTATTGAAGCGAACAACAAGCGATACGAAAACGGCAAGAAAGCAAAACAGAAGCAAAACGGAAGCAAAACGGAAGCAAACGACAAGCAAGAAGGAAGCGTAAGAATTAAAGAAGTTAAGAAGTTAGGAATTAAAGAATTAACGAATGAAAGAATTGAAGAATTAAAGAATTACAGAATTGAAAAAGATGAAGCCGTCGTCGAATTATTTGCCATGCAACTAAGCACAACGAAAGAAGAAGTCATACGGCTGATGGTCTACTTCGACAATTACCTGAAGTCAATCGATAAGCAGCACCCAACCATCACCGAGTACAAGCGGCACTTCAGCAACTGGGTGCGGCATCAAGAGGTCAAGCCGCTACCCAAGAAGCAAGCGTGGGAAGACCCGATAGCCTACGAAAACGAAGTCCGCCGAAAGCTTGGTAAACCTCCAGTGCAATGAGCGATACGACCATCATAGGCATCATGATGCAAGACCGCAACGCGCTGGCGGAGGGTATTGCGTTCATTGAAAACAAGGTCGACTTCTTCGACGACTCCCTCATGCAGCAACTGTTTCAGGTGATGCAACAGCTGTACATTGAAAATAAGCCTGTCGACATTATGACGCTGGCAATAGCCTGCAAGAAGGATCAGCGATTTCCGAAGGATATGGCAATACGACTAACCGAGATCGACATGAAGGCGGCAGGCCACGCGCACCTGACTACCCACCTCGTGGATCACTGCGAGGACTGGGTGAAGCGCAAGTTGCGACAGGCGCTACTCGACGCAAACGAACATCTGAAGCAGAACGCCATGTCATCGCTGGAGATCATGCAGTTGCACACCTCGAACCTCGAAGCGCTCGACGCCATGCTCACCGGCAACCAGCTGCCAACGCTGAAACGCACCGCATCAGCCGTAATGACTAAGCTGATAGACAAACGCGAAGGCAGGGCAGAGGCAGGCATCAGCACCGGCTACTCATCCGTTGACAACGTGCTTGGCTACCTTATGCCTTCAACGCTGAACATCATAGCCGCGCGGCCTGCAATGGGCAAGACCGCGTTCAGCCTGTCGCTGGCCGTCAACATGGCTAAGGCTGGCAAACGCGTCCTGTTCCTCTCGCTGGAGATGAGCGACGAAGAGTTGGTGGTGCGCATGCTCTCGCAGCTTGCCGAAGTTCACAACACCATGATCCTCAAGACACCGGCCCGGCTGTCAGATCAGCAGGTCGATAAGCTATTCAAGACCTGCGACGAAATAGCCAAGCTGCCGATGACCGTGGTTGACGACGGTGACATGCGCATCGGTAAAATCAAAAGCTACATCCAGCGCACCAACGCCGAGGTCGTGTTCGTCGACTACCTGCAGATTATAACGCCGTCAATACCTGCCCACATTGCTAACCAGAACCAGTTCTTCGAAGACCTAACCCGCGACCTGAAGATCATAGCCAAGGCACACAGGCTGCCGATGGTCGTGATGAGCCAGCTATCACGCGCTAATGAAAGCCGCGCCAACAAGCGTCCGATGCTTTCCGACCTGCGCAGCAGTGGAGGCATCGAGCAGAACGCAGACACAGTTACCTTCCTCCACAGGCCGAAATACTACGACAAAGAGCTTGAGGATGACAGCACCGAAATCATAATCGCCAAGAACCGCAACGGAATGGTCGGTGAATGTAAACTGAAATTCATCGATATTTACACAACCTTCGCCGAGGTTCAATCGGTCTATCAATACCCACGCAATCAGTTCTATCAATCCGAAGACAAAGATGGCATCCCATTCTGAAGCCAATTTGCAGAAAGCCTGCTTCAAGCTATTCTGTAAACTCAAGCCGCGTGAATACGGCTTGCTCTACTTGAACCACAACAACGCCGCCAATGCGATACAGGGCGCAATCCTGAAAGGGATGGGCATGGTCGCAGGTGTGGCCGATATGACATACCTGACCAACCCGGTAACCTTCCTTGAGTTCAAGGTCGCCAAGGGCAGGCAGTCGGAGGCGCAGAAGCAGTGGCAGCAGCTGGTAGAGAGCCACGGCTTCCGTTACATCATCGTAAGAACGCAGGCGGAGTTCTGCCGCGCCGTAGGCATTGAACTGATGGGCGTATGACCAAACAACAACGTGAATTCTACTACTACGCCGAACAAGTGACCAAGCACACTAAGATCGGATTGCGTCAGATGCAAAGCCAAGACCGCCACCGCGACATCACCGAATCGCGCCAGTGCCTGATGTACCTGCTTAAGTTCAAGATGAAGCTGACGCTGATGGAGGCAGGCGAACTGATGCGCCGCCACTACTCAACGGTGCAACATGCGCTTCAAGTCATCCAAGACATCCAGCGTTATCAGGGCAAGTACCTGTGGCTCGACAAAGTGAGGCCGTACCAGAACCACAACATCA